CCGGCTGCTCGAGTCTCTCGGCAGTCCAGACCGGCACGGGCGTCCACTTCGACCTCCAGGGCACGATGGCTCCGGGGGAATTCATCACCGGGCTGTACGGCAACTACAACGGAGCGCCCCTGGCGATCTCCAACGTCGCCGGCACGGGGGCGACTGCCTACCAGGGCTACAGCTTCTCCAGCAACGCCTTCAAGGCCGACGGCGACGGCTTCTTCGACTGGTTCATCGACCTGTCGAGCAACCCGCCCCGCTTCGACGGTGGCGACACGCTGTCGTTCGACTTCGCTGGCGCTACGCTGTCGCTCTTCAACAGCATCAGCGTCAACGGCCCCGAGGGCAAGAACGGCTTCCTGTTCGCCACGCACGCCCAGGGCTTGGTCAACGGTGGCAGCGGCTGGTTCAACGGCCAACTGACCCCGACGTCCACGCCCTTCGACGTGACCCCGGTGCCCGAGCCCGAGACGTATGCCCTGATGCTGGCCGGTCTGGCAGCGGTCGGCGGCATCGCCCGTCGTCGCAAGTCCCAGCGTTAAAACGTCCCAACCATCGAAGGAGAATCGCCCATGAAGAAATTCCTCGCGGCCCTGGCACTCGTTGCCCTGGCCCTGCCGGCAGCAGCCGTCACCGTCTGCGACGGCTGCACCTACCAGGGCAACCCTGCCACCAACCTGGGGCTGCATGACTCGACCACGTTCGACAACAGCACGTTCACCAACAGCACCACCGGGACCAACGGGGCGTTCGACAACTTCTGGGTCTTCAGCCTCGCACCGGCTGGCGCTGCCACGCTCGATGCGGTGTTCCTGCCGATCCAGAACATCAGCGACTTCACCGCCAAGCTCTTCAACGTCGAAGCCTCGACGTGCGGCGGGGCCGGGGCGGCATGCTCGTCGCTGACGCTGGGCTCGCTGATCACCAGCGGCACGACGGCACCCAACTTCGTCTCGGCGCTGGACTTCCTGGCGCTGGACGCTGGCACCTACGCCATCGAGATCAGCGGCGTGGTGTCGGGGCTCCTGGCAGGCCAGACGGCGTCCTACGCCGGCAACCTGCAGGTCGCTGCGGTCCCCGAGCCCAGCGAATGGGCGCTGATGCTGGCCGGTCTGGCAGTTGTCGGCGGCATCGCAAAGCGCCGGCAAGCCGCTCGGTAAGCTCCAGGCTACCCAGCCCTGGCCGCCTTCGGGCGGCCTTTTCGTTCCCAGGAAATGTGTTTAAACGCCGTCCCGAAGCTGGCGGATCTTGGCGGCCTTCAGCGCCGCCGACTTCTCCGGGTCGACCGGGGGGCGCGGCTTGAAGAAGTCGATGGCGGGCTTCTCCGGTGCCGGCACGGCTGCCGGCGGGGGCGGGGTGTCGCCCAGGCCGGCGCGGTCCTCGCGGTCCTTGTTGGTCTTGCGGAAGATGTCTGCCATGCGTAGCTCCAGGGATTAGGCGACGCGAACCCAGAGGGACACGTCGAGGTTCGATGCGTTGGTGTCGTGGCCGATGAAGCGCCACGTCCCAGAGGTGATGTTGACTGCCGCGCCGCCGCCCAGGCCAGGGATGCCGATGAACTGGGACCCGCTGAATACAAACGTCGAGCCGAAGGTGCAGCCGGTGAATGCGCCGCTCGCCCGACCCATGATGATGCTGCCAACGGGACATTGGGAAGAACTGATGGGGCTCGTGACGATGTCGTAATCGACGTTGCTGTGTACAGCCTTCAGCGCCGTGCCATCGCCGCCGATGCGGAACCTGTAGGCGAAGGCGACGTACATGGCGATGGCGGTTGAGGTACTGGTGCCCAGCGTCACAAGGCTGGCGCTGCCATCTACCGAGAGGTCGCCGATGTGCCCACCGTTGTCGGTGTTCTCCAGCCGGTAGCGGACGCCGCCACCTGATCCCTTGATATGGAACAGGGTCGAGGGGCCGGTCATCGGCCCGACGCCGACGCTGCCGCCATACCGCTGCATGATGATGCTGCGGGCGTTGGGGGTGGTGTCGAAGCCCTGGATTTCAGGGAGGTCGGCAGCGGTGTAGCCAATGCCCAGGCGCACGCCGGGGTTGGCGAGCGTGAAGATCGTATTGGCCTTGGCCGGCCAGTCTGCAAGGCTGCCGATGGTCGAGCCACCGTTGACGTTGAGCTTCGCGCTCCCCGGCACGCTGGCAATCACCGGCCCGAGCAGGACCGTGCCGGTGTTCAGCGCCGAGATCATGTTCTGGGCGATGACGTAGCTATAGAGGCTGAATTCGTTGTTTCCGACCGAGCCGATGTTGGCCGCCCCCAGGGCGTACATAGCGCCCCCGGCTGCATTCTGGAAACTGATCTGATCAGCAGAGCCTCCGGTGTTGTTGCATTTGAGCGCAAGCCCTGCGCCCGAAGTCGTCGACTCGATGAAGATCGTTGCGGCCCCGGCGCGCTTGACGTGGAGCGCGGCAAGGATGGTGCTTACACCGATCCCGACGTTGCCCGACCGGTCGATCCGCATCTGCTCGGCCCCGGCGTTGTCGGCCGAGGTGAGGAAGAGCAGATCGGACCCGTAGTCGGTGTCGCCGCTGACGCGGGTGTACTGCACCGAGAGGCCAGCAGGGGCAATCGCTGAACCGCCGAAGCTGTTGACGGCCCCGAAGATCATGTACCGCTGCGTGGGGGTGCTGCCTGCCCCACCGTAGCCTGAGACTACTTGGATGCTGCCGTTCAGGACACTGAGCTTGTCGTAGGGTGCGCCGCCGCCAATGCCGAGGTTGCCGCCGCTCAGGCGCATATGCTCGGTGAAGCCTCCGTCGTAGAACCGGATCATGCTGCTGCCGGCCGTCGCAATGAGCGAGATGCCCTGGGCGTGGTCGCTGAAGAGGACGCCCGTGTCGGAGTTGCCCGGCCAGTCGAGGTTGGCGCTGCCGATGGCTGCCAGCCCGACAGCGTGCCCCGTGTTGTTGTTGGCCCTGAAGACGGCGTAGGAGTGCGTGCCGGTGCTGATGTTGGTGGCGAAGAAGCCTGCGGAACCATCGAAGTTTTCGTCGACACTGATGTCGTCGAGCGATGCGATGCCGCCGCTGACCGAGATGGTGCCCGTAAGCCCCAGGTCGCCGTCGACCGCGAGGTTGCCAGTGAAGATGACGTCGCCAGTGATCGAGAGGCTGCCGTTGAAGGCGATGTTGCCGGTGACCCCGAGGTCGCCAGTCACGTTGAGGTCGGTCGCCAGGGAGTAGGCGCTGCCCGACCACTGGGCAACCTGCACCCCCATGACAGCGACGCCCATGATGCCGGGCGACACCTTGTACAGGCCGGTGCCAGTCTCCGACGCGAAGGCGAAGGCAGGCTGCAGGACCGAGCCGTCGACGAGCCTGAACGGGGCGATCATCCCGCCGCGTCCGTTGCGGTCGAGAGAGTCGGTGATCCCCTGCGCGATGTCGTCGGTGGTCGTGTTCGCCCAGGCCGCCTGGATGACGGTGTTGGGGACTACCGGCGGCAGCGGCAGACTGTAGGTGCCTGAGACGTTACGGGGCATTTGGGTCCACCTGTTGGTTCTCGTACTGAGCCGCGCCGGCACCCGCTGCGCCACCGTATGGGGCCGCGCCGCGCAGTGCCCGCAGGATAGCTTCTTGCGTCTTCGGCATCGCCCTGCCGGTCATCCACTGCTGGACCGGCCGCGTGCCGTACAGGGACGCTGCACCGAGCGTGCCCAGGTTGCCGATCTCGCCCAGGCCGGCAAGGAACGCGAGCGTCGCAGCGCGCTCGGTGGTCCCGCTGTCGCTGACCTTGGGCACGAGGTTCATGCCCAGCCGCGCCTCTTCCTGCAGCGGCGCAGTGCCCTGCAGGTAGGCACGCTTGCCAGGGATGCGGTCGGTCGCCTTCGCGGCGTTGACGAGCCCGACCGGGCTGTAATGCTCGGGCACGCCTTCGCTCGCCTTGGCCCCGGTGCGCAGCGCCGCCTTCTGGAGCGCGAGACGCTTGCCGTACCCCTTGTCGAGACGGGTGATGGCTGCCAGATCGTCGCGGGGCAGGGCGTTGCGCCAAGTGCTGCCGTACTCTTCGGCGAGCTTCTTGAACGCCTTGCCGATCTCCTGCTGGCCGGGGTCCTGGCTGTTCATGAAGCTGAAGGCTTTCTTCTTCAACTCCGACTCGACTTGCTGCGCGCCGACGGCTGACACCTGGGCTCCAGGCGTCGGGTTCTGCATATGGCTCAGGCGCAGTTGCTGGAACGTGTCGTCGACCATCGCCCGCGCTTCCTTGTCGAGCGCGAGCCCGGCAGTCAGCTTGCGCATGTCGGGCTGGTAGGTGACGCTGGCGTAGGGCAACTGGTGCTTCGTCAACACGGCGTCGTATGCCTTGCCGGTCTGGTCGATCACCTCGTCGACAGTCTTCACGCCCTTTGCAGCCCCAGGCGGCAGGGCAGCATCGCGGGTCATCTGACGCCACTGATCCATCGCACGCTCGCGAGTGCGGCGCAGCGGGCCGCCGGCAATGGGTGCCGACTGGGCAGCCTCTTCGGCCCGGCCGACCGCCTTGCCGAAGTACTCCTTGCCGGCAGCCATGCTCTGGCCGAAGGTCGGCTCGACACCCTTCGCTTCGAGCGCCAGGATGTCGTCGGCCTTGGTGCCGACCGGCTTCGCCAGCCGGCCGACAGCCCTGGTCAGAAGCTGGCCGCCGGCTGTGCCGGCAGCGTTGACGGCACCGGAGGTCGCACGCTCCTTCAGGTCCCCAGGCGTCGTCGCTGCACCGTAGAGCCCGGCCGCGCCGATCTGCGCGAGCGCACCGCCAGGGACGAGTGCCAGGGGAGCCTGGGCAGCGATGTCGCCCGTGATCTCGCCCGCCGTCGTCTGCCAGCCTTCGGGCCGATGCTTCTGGTAGATCTCGGCATCGGCCGCGCCTTCGGCGTTGTCCTTGCCGAAGAGGCTTGTAACCCCACGGTACGCCTTGTCGAGTGTCGAGCCTGCGCCGACGAGGAACTTCTCGGTGCCGGACATGCCGGCATCGGGTCGGTACTTCTCGGCGTCGGCTGCAGCGTCGGCCGCGCGACGGTCGACGGTCGGCGCGGGCGCACGGCGGTCGACGGTCGGCGCGCTCTGCCATCCGCCAGGAGCGGCAGCAGCAGGCGCAGCAGCCTGGGGCTGCCCGCCGCCTAGCGTGATGATCTCGCTCGTGCCGGCAGCCGGACGACGACGGTCGACCGGCTGCCGGGCGTCGGCACCGACGACGGGCGCGTCCTGCCAGCCCATTACGGCTTCCTCCGGGGCTGCCCGTCAGGGCCGACGAACATCGTGCCGCTGGGGAGCTTGGCGTAGTCGGCCTCGCCCGTGACCCGCACCGTGCCGGTCCTGGCCCGGTGCTGGTAGTACGGGTTGACGATCACGTTGGTCGGATCGAGCCCGCGACGCGATGCCTTGTCGGCGTACTCCTCGCCAACAGCCTGGATCTTCGCGCCGGCAGCCTTCTCGTACAGCGACGCCATCGACCTGATGTCGGCGACGAGCTTGTCGCTCAGGGGCTCGCCGCGAGTGACCGCCGCGATGATGTTGCTGGCACGGTCGATCAAGCCCTGCTGCTTGGCGACCCGGTCGTACTCGCCCTCGCGCACCACCGAGCCTGGGTCGAGGAACTTGTTCAGCAGCATGATCATGCCGCCCTGCTCGACTGCGGTCGGACGCCGGCCAGGAGCCAGGGCACCGAGCTTGCGGGTGGCGTCGATCTCAGCCGTGTAGTCCTTGGTCTGCGCGTCGAACTGCTTGGACATCGCGTCTTCGGTGCGCCACTCCTGACCCTGCTTGCGAAGCTCCATGCCCTCGCCCGAACTGCCTTGCTTCGAGTGGGCGATAGCCATCAGCACCTGATCGTGCTTGCGCTTCTCCTCTTCCTGCAGCAGCGCGAGGCGGCGGTTCTCCTGCATCGTCAGGTTGCCCTTGCGAGCTTGGTCGAGGGCGGTGATGCGTGCCTCGATCTGCTTCAACTGAAGCTCCTGGGCGTGCGCCGGGTCCTCGATGAAGCCCTGGTCGGTCATCGTCCCGCCGGTCATCTTCATCGGTGCCTGCGACTCCCCGTACTGCTTCAGCGCCTGCGCCTGGAAGGGCTCGAAGCTCGGCCCGGCCTGCTGCGCCGCCAGGGCGAGCATCAGCTTGTTCATGCCGCCGGCCGACTGCTTGCGGTACATCTCCTCCATACCGCTGCGGTCGGGCGGGGCCAGGAGCCGCTGCTGGTCGGCGAACGCCTGCTCCTGACGCTTGCTCAGGTCTTGGTACTCGGTCATCAGCGGGTCGGGCGCGTTCGACGGCATCGGGACAGGCACGCCAGGGCCGCCAGGAGCCCCTCCAGGCGGCGATCCCGGCGCGGGAGGGGTAGGGGTGCCTGGACGCCCAGTCGCCTGCGGCAGAGCCGTCCTGGGCGGTCCTGCCGGCATCGGCTGCGGTCCAGGCTGGGGCATCGGGGGCTGCTGCGGCATCGGCGGCGGCGGCTGCTGCATCGGGCTCGCGCCGCCGACCGGCGCACCCATGCCGGCAGCGAACGAGCCGGGCTCGTTGCCGCGCAGAGCGTTTACACGCGCAGCACCGGGCGTGTACCCAGGCGTCAGGTCGCCCAGGATCGTGCCGATGACGTCTTCGTACATGGTCTACTCGATGTAGCTCGGGACGCCTTCGCCGCCGGGGATCTGCGGCATCATCGGCGGCGGAACATAGCCCTGGCGCTTCTCCAGGGGCAGAGCCGACTGCTGCGCCTGCCGCTGCTGCTCCTGAAGGTCGGCAAGCTGCGAGCGGCGGTCGCCCATCAGGTTCTCCTGGGCGGTGTCGACGCCGCGCTGCTTCTGCGCAGCCATCACGTTGCCGGCAACATTCGCGACCATCGAGAGCGGGTTGGCCGCGCGCACCGTGCGAGCCCCGCCGCCCTGGATCATGTCCGGCATCTGCGACGTCTGGCGCAGTTGGTTCACGAGTGCCTGCTTGCGCGCGATGCTTTGCTCGGCGGCGTTGTTGCCGCCCTGCTGCATCATGTAGTTCATCAGCATCGCTTCGTTGCCTGCGTCCATCTCGATCTCCTGGGGTTACATCGCCATCGCAGCAATGCCTGCGACGGACCCGATGCCTGACATCAATGCTTGGTTCTGCTGCTGCTTGGCGTTGTAGGCGTCCATGCCTGCGCTGTACTGATCCTTGGCCGCGCCCGTGTAGTTGACGCCGCCGGCAGAGGTCGAGGCGTTGAAGCTCGGCATGTTGGGCATCGCCACCTGGGCACCGGTCAGCAGCGCGTTCATCTCGTTGAGCGGCATCGCACGCTTCTGCTGCTGCTCGGCGATGTCCTGCTGGCGCAACTTGTTCTGGTACTCCGACGCAGCCATCTGCTGCTGGAAATTCTGCTGGTTCGCTCCGGACATCATCCCGAAGTTTTGCTGGTTCTGGCCCATGCCCTGCTGCCACGCCTGCTGCTGCGCTGCGTTCTGGAACTGGCCGCCGGCAAGATCCTGCTGGAACTGCTGGCCTTGACCCTGAAGCTCCATCTGGTAGTTGCGCTGCTGCTCGGTGCCGGCCGTCTGCATGGCGTCGAACGCCTGCCGCGACTGCTGGTCGCCCATGCGCTGCATCTCGCGGTTCCAGGCTTCGCTGCCACGGGTCAGCCCCATGTTCTGGAGCTTGCCTTCCAGGGCTTGCTGCGCCTGCTGGTTCTGCGGCTGCATGCGCGCCATCAGCGCCTGCTCGGTGCGCTGCCGGCCAAGGTCGCCGCCGGCCTGCATGACGTTGGTCTTGCCGATGCCGGACATGATGCCCTGGCCTGCACCGCTCGACAGGAAGGCGTTGGGGTCCGTCTCGCGAGCGCCGACCGCCTGCCCGCTCGCCCGCATCGAGTCCCAGTCGAACGGGTTCGCCATCGCCTCGCGGGCGCGGCCGATCTGCTCGCCGGCAATCTGGCTCTTCGCCGCGTCGATGCTCTGCTGCTGGTCGAGTGCAGCCTGGAGCTTCGGGTCGACCGTGGTGTTCTGGGTCCACTTGGTGACTTCCTTGCCCGTGGCCGGGTCGACCTCCATCGCAGAAGACCACTTCTGGGCTCCCCAGGGAGTGACCTGATCGGGCCGGTTCGCCCAGTCGGCACGGGTCTGCGCTTCCTGGCTCGACGCGGCCGTCTTCTCGGCCATCGACGAGTAGTCGGGCGGGGGCGGGGGTCCAGACTTCTTGCCCATCAGTGGGTCCTCCGTGGCGCGAGCCACTTGCATTCTTCGCGGCGCATCCGCATCAGGAAGAGCGAGCCGTCGGGGTGCGCGCCGTCAAGCTCCACCACGAGCTTGAAGCCCAGGCGTCGGTTGATGTCCAGGGCGGCGACATTGTCGCTCGGGACCATCGCCAGGACTTGGTTGCAGCCCATGACATTGAACGGATAGTCGAAGCAGGCATGCAGCATCCGCTTGTCGATCCAGCCCGGCTCGCCCGCCATGTGCATCACGCACGAGGCTTCGTTGTAGCTGTCGAAGCCGACGACGCCGCGCAGCACGTTGGGGTCGCGGTCGGAGATCGAGCCGATGCAGCGGATGTTGACCGACGGCACGAGCCCGATGCGCTCGCAGAGCCAGGAGATGAGAGGACCCTGGGGCTGGCAGGCGATCACAGCACGCCCCCAGGCTCGACCAGCGCCTGCCAGCCAACGAAGAGCGTGTCGGCCGAAGCGCGGACCTTCATCGCCAGGGCAGCGTAGCGGCCGGTCCCTGTCGCGCCGACCCATGCCTCGAAGCTCTGCCCCGAGCCGGACCAGACCGCGACGTCCCAGAGGCCGACGTCCCAGGCTCCGCTGCCGGCACCAAGGTATGCCGGCACGGGGCCATTGATCTCAAGGTTCCACTCACTGTTCAGCCCGGCCTGGACGCCTGGGGCTGAATCGCTGATGAAGCTCGGCCGGACCATCTGGAACCGCTTGACGCGGATGCCCTCGCCCATCGGCTGGAAGGCGGTCACCACGAGCCCCTGGAGATCATCCCCAGGCACGGCGTCGACCTGACCGTCGGTGCCGCCGACAAAGCACTGCCAGATGTTGCCGTCGAGATCTCCCGAGAAGACCTTGCCGTTGAAGTCGATGACGGTCAGCATCGGGTATCCGCGCAGCATCGCGAACGCCTTGTTGTTGACTTCGTAAGCCCACTGCAGGTTCTCGATGTTGATCTCGGCCCGGTTGACGAGCAGCAACTGCTCGTGCGGCAGGAAGCGCACCTCCCAGTACCGGGTGTCGAGCGAGCCCGCGATCTCGACCGCCAGGGCACTGTTGATGGCGGCCGCGATCTGCGCGTTCTGGAAGAAGCCCTGGCCGCGCATCA